ACGGCGGATCGAGCGGCGACGGCTCGTCGTTCGAGTAAATCTTTCCGACCGTCGGCGCTGCGGGTGGCGGTACAGCGACAGGCGCGGTCACCGGTGCGGGGACTGCAGTCGCGGACGTCGTAGCGCCAGACGGAAACAGACTAGCGTATGCGGCGCTGCCGGACGCCAGACCGGCCTTCTGCGCCTCATCGGCATCGTTCGCCATCGATCGCGCAATGAGCGCCTGCCCGATTGCATTGATGCCCTCTCCAACATTCTGCGGGGCGCGGCTGAAAATTCGAGCGGCAAGGACATCCGCGACCTGACGACGTCGGGCCACCGTTTCTGGCGTTTCGCCCTTATCGGGAGAGAAAGCATAAGAAAGCGCCATTATGCAGCCTCCAGCGCCAAGCCGTAATCTACAGCCTTAAAGCCGTTGATGGTCCTGACCGCATCCGGCTTCACCGCCTCGACCTCATCAGCCATCAAGCCGACCTGAAGTTCATCGGTATCTTTCATGCGGTAGAGATAAAGCGGCAGACCATTCAGGCTATAACCCACGTGAGTGATGTTGTATTTCAAGCGCCGATCAGAGTACTTGAACACGCCAGCCGAGCCGAGGCCAAACAGACCGCCCATGATCTGGTTGTAGTTCGTCATTTGGTTTTGATAGTTCTGGTTCTGCTGCTGGAAATTCTGGTTAATCAGGCCGGCGTTGTCTGTGGTCGGAATCGTCGGCATGTTGACCGGCGAGAAATTGGGCTGACTCACCTGCGAACCAGACAACAGCGCCGTGATCTCGTTGATCGGCTGGTTGCGCTCGGCCAGGGCTTCCTGAGCCCCCTGAGCGCGACCATTGAGGTACAGCGACGAATAGGCATCGTTCTTGCCCTGCTGGAATTGCGTCATCTGCGCGTTCCATGCCGCGGAGCCCGGCTGAATCCCCTGATTGGCCAGCTTCGCCTCGAGCGCCGACTGATCGCGAGCAAACTGCGGATCGAGCCGGGCCGCGCCGAGCTTGACGATCTTGTCTTCCGTAGCGGTATCGAGATTGACGTTGGTGCCGAGCAGCGAGCCGATCTTCAATGACTGGTCAAGGCCGACCTGCCCGAGCTGTGCCTGCGTCTTGGTATTTAGGTCATATAGCTTCTGCTGCTCAGGCGAGAGCGAAGTCGTCTCGGTGAATGTCGGGATGTCATAGGATTTTCCGGTGTACGGATCGACGTAGTTATACGAGCCGGTTTGCGTCCGGGTTTTCGATCCTTCCGGCCCGACCTGATTGACACCGCCCATGATGGCGTTGGCGACAGCGGTGCCGATGTTCGTCCCGGTCTGTGCGGCCGACGTGGCTTTCGGGTCTGGCGGGGGTGGAGCCGATGGTTTGGACATTAATGGACCCTGCCTTCTCGCCAAGCGTCATCAGTGAAGGTTGAGACAACCATTGCCTCATCGCGCCCTTTGAGGCGTGGAATTACAAACTCTGTCGCGCCGACCGCGCGCCACATGCGACGCAGCCGCTTATTGTGTTCGGAGTGGCGCGCCACGACCATTTGGCATCCCAACTGATCGAACGGATATTCGAACATCGCGTGCAGCGTGTGTCTGTTCAGCCATCGGCTATCCGTCGCCGCGCCTGAGATTTCAATCACGCCCGTTTCAGGCGACCAATTGTGATAGACGATCCCCGCAATGAGTATCCCATCCCGGATGACGCCCATCGACGTGCACGGCGAAAACCCACGCTCGCAGCCAGGAATGCTGAGGGATACGAATTCCTCGATACCCTTGTTAACAAGAGGGTCGGAAGCTCCGCCCCATACGATCTGCATCACGTCACCGCGTCCGAAAGATCAAACGTCAGATCGACGCCAACCAACTCAACATCAGGCGGGATGATCGATCCGCTTGTGATCTGCACGGCCGGCGAAAGCGCGTAGCCGCAGCCGCCCGCGGACTGCCATTCCTGGAGCGTGAGCTTTGCAGTTGGCGATGACCAAACCGACGCGCCCCACTCGCCCGCACCCCAAACATTTGAACCGACGGCGCCAATACTATCTGGCGGCGCCGGAAGATTGACCTTGAAATCAGACTGTAAAGAAACCTGCGGCGTGACTCTCTGCGTTGACAGCAAAGTCGCACGCGCCAACAGACCGGTTTTCAAAGACGCTGGCGATTTCAACGGATCGAACAGCGGAACACACGCCGCCGAGTAAGTCTGTTCCTGATCGAAGCCTGTCACTTCCGCTTCGACCACGCGGCCGTTATCCGAGCCATAGAATAGGCGGTCTCCGAACTGCTGAACGCAATTCGCCTTCCATCCCGTATAGAGACCCCATGCGCCTGTTCTGGCGTTGGCAACGAACATCTGAGCCTGCTCACCATCCGGGGTCGGCAGCGCCACCACCACCATTTGTTTTGTCGGCCAAATCTCGCACTGCCAATCGGCAAGTGAGCGGTTGGCGACGGCCTCATTCCACGCCGTTTCAATATTGTAGCTCACGGCAACCGGAGACAGCGCCGCAAAGTCGCGCTGCACGGCTTGCGATAGCGGGACAAAGCCAATGTCCGTCGAAATAACGATGTCGCCGCCCGCGCGAATATGCGCTTTCGGCCCCAGCGGCTTGCCAATTCGGTAAACGCCGACCTTCGCCCACGTTGCTGCGGTGTTCGGATCGTCGCCCTGATAGACGGCTGCCTCACCCTCTGTTGTGACAAACACGCACTGCTCGGAGAGCCCCCCGGAGCCAGTCTCAAGCGACCACGTCGCCCCGAACATCAGCGAGCCGCCGCGCGCAAAGATTCCGCCCATCGGCAGCTTCGTCAGCTCGCCACCGATGGCGTTGATCGGGAGATACCAGGCATCCAGCGAATCCCGCTGAATAAAGAACAACCTGTTCTTGTAGATCCAGACATAGGACAGGACGCTCGGATCGAGCGCGACGCCGGCCGGAAACGTAATGGTCGGCGCCGTTCCCCAATTTGTGCCGTCATAAATGATCGGCGTATCTTTACCGTTGACCGCGCGAAGGAAGATGTCGCCATCCGCGTTTGCAAACTGAACGCCGATCCACATTCCGCCAGTTTGGCCGGTCACAGACGGTGCGATTTCCGCCGACGGAAAGAGGATAATGTGGTTGCCTTCCTCATCAACGATCTGGTTGCCGCTTTCGTCAACAAGGTTGAATGACGTGACCGGCGATGTGATGTCATAAATCGACGTTTGAGTGCTGGCGAACAACGACTTGTTGTTGCCGTTGATGTACGTCATGAAGGAAAGCACTGCAGAGAGCGCGCTCCCCACGACTGCGAAGACGTTTGACCCGCCGCGCATCCGAACTGTGGTCGCCTCGGGGAAAAAGTTCTCCAGAACAAACGCGCCGTTGACCTTGGTACCATCAGGCCGCCGCGCATTGGGCGCAAGCAAGCTTTGGTTCTTGATCCACCCTCCAATCGGCGCCGGAAAATTCTGGAGCCGCTGCGGTCGAGGCTTCGGTGCAGCAGGCGTCCTCATCCAAGCGGCCCCGGATATGAGGTGCCAACCCTGCCCGGCCACCGCGCCGCGCCAACAGCGATGATCTGTGAGCCCTTGTCGCGACCGATTTCCTCGGACAATGCGATTTCGTAATTGCGTAGGTCTTCGGCGTATTCCTGACGCTTCTGGGCTCGCCAACGCCAGATCAAGCCGAGCGTCAATAGCCGCTCAGGCAGCACGAACTTCTCAGCGTCCGCGGAAAACGCGGGCTTGCCCGTGTCCGTGACGCTGTTCGACAGATAATAGAACTGCGCCGTCTCGCCGTCGGCAATTCCAAGCCCATTGCCGGTGCTGATTTGCATCTGGCCGCCGAGCATGATCCACCAGCCCGGCAAGCCGGTGCCGCCGAACGTCTTCAAATCCTGCCATTGGTCAAGATCGCGGGCCGGTTCATAGCGCCAGCGATCCCACGATCCGGAATGGACGGCGGCCTTCTTCGGCATGCGGTCATAATCAGGCGGCAGATCGAAAGCTACTTTCGATCCGTCGCCCGTCAACGTGCATAGCTTCATCAGCGCCTGCCAATCGTGAGCCTTCGCGATGGCGGTCGCCGTCTCTGTCGCCAGATCGGACAATTCCAACGAGAAAGGCTCACTGCTGGAGAACAGGTTGACCGGCTTTCTGCCGATCAGCCTGATGCCAGCGGATTGAGCCGCGCTGAGAACGGTCATCAGGCGGCGGCCTGTTGAGACGCCTCGCGCGCCATGCCGACGAGCGTAGCATGAGACGGAACGCCACGCGGCGCCTGACCCGTCTTAGCCTTGATGAGCGCCTTCAATTCCTCATCGGTCATATCGTCGAATGCATCGCCGCGCGTCTTCGACTTCGTCGCGTCTCGCAACTCCTGCATCTCGCGGCGCATGTCCTCGATCTGCGATTGGAGAGCGACGTTGTCCGCGGCGAGCTTGGTCACGCCAGCCGTGCCGCTGGCTTTCTCGAGGTAGGCAATAGCCTGGTTCTTCAGTTCTCGACCACCAAGACCGAGCGCCTTGAGCTCTGCACCGTCGAGCGAGGACAGTGCCTCTGCCGTGAGGATGCTGAGCGCCTTCAGCTCCATCCGCTTCGCATTGGACAGGAACGGCAATTCCTCGAGTGGCGTGCCCTCGGAAATCTGCTGAGCGTTCATCTTGAAGCGCTTATACTGTTCGGGCCAGCGCATCGCGTAGGTCTGCTGCTCTTGCGAGCCGTCCTGTGGGTTAACGACCCAGCCGCAAAAGGCATGCGCCGGGAATACGCCCGTGCGTAGCCGGTCGCCGGCAAAGCGCACCTCGACCACCTCCATGTCATCGTAGATCGGGCGGCCGGCTTCTTTGGACTTGGCTTCGTTCTTCACCGTGTGAATCTTGAAGATCGGAACGACGCGGGCCTGTTCGTCAGTCGTGGGCATTTGGATTCTCCGTCTGAGGGAATGCTGAAAGGAAAAGAGCGCCCCGAAGGGCGCTCTCGTTTGTGGTTCAGATGGCCGTCTTCTTGAGCCAGGCGTAGCCGCCGCTCTTGACGCCGCCCGTGACCGTCGGGGCCGTCCACGCGCCCGAGCCAGTGGCGAAGGTCATGGCAGGCTCGGTCAGAACAACGACAGCAGCCGACGCCACATCCGCCGAAGCCTTGGCGAAGATGTAGTCATGGCCATCGTCGGCCTTCACGACCGTTCCGATTTTGGGCGACGGGACGCCCGAGTTGCCGTCATAGTACGGAACCGCACCGGTGACGTTTTCGAGGTCCGCCCCGAGCGAAGGAGTGATGTTGAAAGGCATTGTTATCTCTCCTTACGAAGCCGGGGTGGAGTCATAGAAGCGCCACGAGAACAGCGGGTTGGCATTGGTGAGTTCACCCATCCATCCGATGTACTGCGCAATGGCGTCCTGATTGATCGGCTTCTGACCGTCGCCTTCGAACAGCTTGTCGAAGTTGCGGTTCGCGTTGTAGCGAATACGCATGCTGTCGGTGTCGATGCCGATTGTGGTGTTCGACGGCATGTTGGAGCCGATACCGCCATCGAGGACGATTTCAGCCGTCTTGCCGGCGCCAATGTACTCCAGCGTCTGGAAGCCGAGCTTACCGAGCCCACCTTCACGCGTGATGCGCTGAATGGACGTGGTGGCTGCGTCATACGCCGCGTAGTGCTCCGGCGACATCAGCAGCAAGTCGGCAGAACGCCGGCCGCGGGCACGCCGCGTCATGATGCGGTTGAGCATCGGACGGATCGTGTCCTTGGTGACCTGCGTCCCGATGTCCGTCGCAAACGAGTTCGCGTCGAACGTCGAAGTCCGCCAGATCGCGTAATCAGCGCGGCTGATACCGCCATAGGTGCCCGAGTTGGTGACAATCGGGATTGCCAGACCGAGGCCGCCGAGCTGCTTGCCACCGTTGCCGGTGCCATCGCCATGCAAGGCCGCGTCCATCGAGTCGTTGAGCGAGCGCTCTGCCGCCTCCATGTACGAGCCCATGACTTCCATACGCTGGGCTTCACCCTCGTTATTGAGGATTTCTTCCATGGTGATGGAAATCGGCACGGCAACCATCTTCGGCGTGAAGTAGGCGTCGTTGAACAGTTCGATCGGCGGATTGGCGAGGAAGTCGTACCCCGAGTACCACTGGGCGTCCTGCTTGGCGATCTGAAGGGTTTCGCGAATGCGCGGGCCGGAATAGGTCCGCCACAGGCCCTTGCGCTTCAGAACCGCAAGGAGAGCGTTGTTGTTGGACACGAGGTCCTGATAGCCGCGGGAGCGATCCTCCAGCGCCATCGAAAGCACCTGCTGGTAGTGAACCAGCGGATTAATGGGCATTGCTGTTGATCCTTAGATGTCAGGCCGCAGAGCGCCGCAGCGCTTTCTGCAAAGCCTCGGTGATGGAGGGAACGGGCTGGTTGCTGTTCGTCGTTACTGCAGGGTTTGAGCCTGACGACGGAGCGCCCGAAATGGATTTGCTGCCGGCCGGGTTGAGCGGCGTGGCGGTCTTTGCCGGGATGACCGGCGGCTCGGAGGCGGCAGGCTTCACGGGCGCGGGATTGAGCCGCTCGGCGCGTGAATATGCCGTCTCAAGATCGTATCCGTGCCTGATCTCTTCCTGAATTGCCTCGGACAATTCTTCGAAGCGCGGATGATTGCTCGCAAACTCGGTGACCTGATGCAGCGTGGCATCTTGCGTCTGGCGCTGGATATGCTGCGCGACACCGCCCAACTGCTGCTTCAGGCCCGAAATCTCCGAGCGCAACTCACTGATGATCGAGTCCTGCCGACCCGCCTGCTCGTCCGGCGTCTGGCCGAGAATTTGGGCCGCGAAGTCGCGCAGCGTCATCGCTCGGCCGTCCGGCGTCTTCCAGCCGAAGTTGCGAATGATCTGCTCAAAACCGGCCTGCGGGTCCTTCGCAAGCAACCGCTCGATGCCGACATAGTTGTCGAG